GCCAAGTAGTTATGCGCTTCTCCACCTTGGCCGGCTTCGCCTGTAAGTGGCTCAACGAGCTTGGCCCCGCCTATCTGTATGTTCTCCATGACAGTCGACCAGATGCTGCTCATGGTGGCAGACTGTAGGAACATGGACCCGCCATAGCGCTCCTTGATTACTTGGTTGATTGCCTCGATAAGCAAGGAGCGGCCAAGCTCTTTGTCCCCTCCACCCATCTTCTCAAGCTCAACCTGGTTCTGCGCATTCCATGTAACTCCCTTTTCGCGCAGAAGCTCTTGTGATATGCCCCATTTCGAGAATTCAAGCAATTCGCGTCCAACTGTGTTCTTGGTGGCGACACGCTGCATCATTAGGGTAAGGCGGCTCAGAGGCACTTTGCCTCCCATGGCAGCCCATAGGTCAGCAAGAATCTTGAGCTGATCCATGATTGCTTCAGGGCCGCCACGAGCCCATCTATCTGTTCTGGCGAGAGGACCAATCCCAGGAACAAGCTCCTCGGTGGTCATCGGCGTCATCAACGAATACTGGCGAACGCGTCGCAAAAGGCCCTGAGCCGTAACTCGGCCACCAGGGACATCAAGATCAAGGCTGTTAGCAAGTGGCCTCGTCCACATCAACACTGCAGTCTCCATTTCAGCTTGATACTGCAGTGCTGATTTTGATACCGCCATTAGAGCATTTGCCGCCGACATTCCATACTTCGCAATAGTCCGAAATCCGCCAATCAACTGCGAAGTCATTGAGTCGAAACGTTCGAGCGTGAATTGCACTGTCTTGATAGCTGCCTGAAGGGCAAGCGTTCCAGAAGCAATGCCTACCGCCGCCGGTCCGCCAACGCCCAATCCTGCGAAGCTGAAAAGCCCTCCGCCGAAAGCGCCAGCACCAATGCGGCCGCTAAATTGGTCATTGGCCGGTCTTCCGCGCGCTGACCCCTTGCCTGCATTGCCACCTGCTGCAGATGTGCGCGTTCCTGCAGCTTCGCCTCCACCACCGCCTGCCCCTCCAGTGACGCTGCCCTTGACGCTGGAGACAGCACTCTGCGCTTGCCTTGCTTCTTTGGCAAGTTCAGAAAACTTATCCTTGAGGCTTCCAACTGAACTGGCAAGTTTTGAAATATTATCTACCGCGCCGGTCGTATCAACCTGCACGACATACTTCTTCATGGCGGAGTGGAGAGCAGAATAATCAGCCAATGTCAGGTTCCTCCGCCGGCTCCTCCTCGACGGGACGGAAGCCGCACATTTCGTTGAGCTTACTAATCAGCAGTAGATAAGTTTCGAGTTGATAGTCGAGAGGCATATATTGGTAGAAGTTGAGCGGGTTGCACTCAACCTCGTTGCCCTGATCATCCTCGACATTCTCCCATCGGCGCAGGAACTCTCCGACAGCCGTGGTGCAGAACTTCTGGGCTTGTGGAGGATCGGACATGAGCGGGGCCAGCAGTGAACTGGCTCGGACCACGGGGACGACGAACTCAAGCCGCGCATGTGGCTCGCTATCGCGCGTCAGCTCGACAGTAATGACGTGAGATTTGGTGCGGCGTGCCTTGATCATGTTATAACCCTCCCAAGTTGGCTTTCTTGATCCGGATAAGCTCCCATATAGTATCCCTTAGCTGGCATGGCATGTTCAAGACTTCGCTTGGAGGCCACTTGAAATAGCAGCATAACTGAGCATCTTGGATCATTGCCGCTGCCATTGATGCGAATGCTGGGTCACCGTGCTCCTCTATCAAGCGCTCCTCTCCATTCACTATCGCATGGAACAGTGCCTGTTCGGATGGATCTTTCCAAAGTGGCATTATGGCCCCAGAAAGCCTCAGGGCGAGGTTGATGAGCTGTCCCCAGTCCAGATACTCCATTAGCTCTTCCGGCGTCTCTGGCAGGCGATCAGGGGCGTCAGGGCCATCGATTCTCACGAGGCATGAGAGGATGACGTCCGGGAGAATGGCCAGCCCCTCTCCGCTCTGGGCATCCCGCAGTCGTCGCCTGTTGACCTCAGATACCACAAACCAACAGCGGTGCCCAGGGAGCCCAGGCACCGCTACTTCCACCTCATACGTCCCGCTCCGGCTGAGCGTCCCCATGACTAGACCACCGAGAATGTGAAGTTATTGCTCATTGCAATAAATGGTATATTGAATGTCATGGGATCATCCGAAGGCCCGCCATGGTTGATTACATCAACATCATTCATGGAAGCCGTGTAGAAAAGCCACTGATAGGACGTCGTTGTCGAACCGGCTCTGGTCGCCTTGATTACGATGTTGAACACACTTCGCTTCAGCAAGCCCGGCTCGGTGAAGCTCGTGGTGGAAAGCCTGGCGGTCAGGGAGCCCTCTATCGTTGGTAGAGTATCTGTGTGGATTGCCTGAGGGAACGTCGTTGTGGCCCCATCCAACGAGAACAGGGGCTGAATGTTATGGTTCATGGTATATGCGGCCTGGATCACCTCGAAGCTGGCCGAGTTGATGCCGACTTGACCATCATACCACTGGTAGATAGCGCCGGTTCCTTCCGCCGATGCCGTGGCGCACGATGTCGTGTAGAGACTCGTTCCGATGAAGTCGGCGGATACCGTAATCGTCCCAGTATTATCCGGAGCCCAGTTCAAGATATTTTGTGAGTTATATGCACCAAAGAGCTCCCACGAACCATTCGGATTATTGATCCGAAACTTGATTGGAGTCAGGACACCTCCCGTCCGATACAGATATGGCAGGATGCCTCCGGAAGCGACATGGCGCAGCTCGAAGCTGAGGCCAGTCAAACTAGGGGCCCCACCGGTCAGCAGAATGGTATCATTGACCCCCACGGATGCCCCGAGAGCCCGCGATACCACTTTGCCAGTCCCCTCTCGCAAAGTGAACCCTTGAACTCGCGGGAGAGTCGCGTATGAGCCCGAAAGCGTCGCCCATTCGATAGTGGTTCTCCAATTGGACAATCGTGGCATGTTTATCTCCTACCTAATCACGCTTGAGTGGTTGTGACTGCACTCACGTCAATTGCTATCACACCAAGCATGGGATCTATTTCTGCGAAGACTTCTGCTTCTTCAGGGTCAGGATCCTCATCCTCGATCAGAAAACATCGATATTCGCTGGCCCCAGTCCTGTCATTGGCAACCAAGTAATCATCAAAGCTTTGGTATTTCTTTATTACCCTGCAAAGCAAATCCTTGGCCTCGGCGGATCGCTGCCCCGGCATATCATCATTGGTTTCGTCGCGAAGCAGGAGGATGCGGAAATGGTGAGTTGCCAAGGTGAAGTCTCCGCATACATTATCCGGCTCCACGGTAGTCGGCATGATGAGGACCCATAGCCCTGGAAGTAAGGCGCGATAGCCAAGCGGATTGACATCATTGCTAGCAGACAGTATAATGTTAGCCCAATCCCGACGTCGAGCCTTGGCAATTGTCACCAGGCCAAGTGGCTCAAGATCCTGGTCATCATAAGCTTCCGCCTCAAACCGCATGACGAGGTATTCTGCCAGCACATCCTCATGCGTGAGCGGATTACTCATGGAGAGGTCTCTCCTCCAGGAAAAACGCAACACCTGCTGCATAAGACGGCGGAGCGACCACCGAAAACCATGTCCCGTCTGACATCCTCACCGAGTCGCCCATCTGGATGTCCACTGTCTTGTTTGAACAAACAGCAGACCCGCGCCTCTGGACAATCCGTCCGATGGGATCAGCATTGAGCACCCTCGGAGTTCCCTCATAGAACATGCATGAAGCAGTCTGAACATATTCTTCATGCATAACCATTTCTGTCCCCATTCGTTCTCTCTGGGGACGGTATATCATTATGATTTGTCGTGGGTCATATCCGAAGGCGCTCATAAGCATTTCCACAGTTTGTCGAAAGTCTCGATTACTGCCTGATTGATCGCTCTATTGCGAATGCCTGTTACCAATGCATTGCTTTCATTCATGAATCTTAGATACCAGTGATCCGTTCCGCCCATTCGATACTTGAGGGGCTTTCCGGACCGCCAGTCAATGCCGAAGTATTGGTAGGTCCCATAGTCAAACCACTTACCGGGACCTTCTTTAGTGCGAAATCGACCTCGGCCTGGTGACGGAGGCTTGAGCTCACCGGTGCCCTCGCGCTTCGCCCTTGCCTTCGCTTCCTCACTTGCCTTGGCTTCCTCGGCTGCGGCTTCCTCAGGCGATGCGGGCGGCTTCGCTTTACGCGGGCCACCGAGCTTCTTCCAAGTCTGCCTTCGGCCCCGCTGGAGCTTGGCCACATCCCATCCCAGAGCCAACCAAGGACCTTTCTGGTGCATCCCAACATGCGAAGTCTGGGCTGATCGAAGCGCTCCAGTTTCCATAGGTGCGCCGCCTGACTTTGCATATGCGACGGCCACTTTGCCAATCTCAGCCAGGCCATCCTTGATGCGTGAGTCCATGTATCGCTTGAGGACGGCTATGCTGGGGACCTTTCTACGCGAAAGCCCGCTGACACCCCATCTGGCCATGGATCATCGAAGCTCCTCATTCATGATGCGGATTGCCTCGACAGCATCATTCCAGCCAACCTCGACGAACTCGCTATGAACGATGGTCTCTTGTTCTCCGCGAGCACGAAACCGACGTTCCATTTCGCGCCAATGGGCAAGGGCATGGTCACGTGTTGCGCCCTCCGTGCCAATGGCCTCGCCCAAGTGCGCTTTTGCATTCATGATATACCGGCAACACGCCGCGCACGTCATGAACAAATCATTCGAGTATGCGCTCAGGAGAGCATCAATCGTCTCGTCCTCCAGCATATACTCAACTGACACGTTAGTATCGCCAATTTCGAGCCGCACTCGATCCCGCGTTGTCGAGAGGTTTGGGTCGAATGTGGCGCTCACGCTATCCCACCTGGCTTCCCCATGACACGCATACGGAGCTGCCGCTGCCAGTGACACCGACAGAGGCAGTCAAGCCTTCCGTGCAGAAAATCGGCGGATTGAACGAGTAAGCAAAGCTATAGCTCGCGACGAGGAAATTGACGAAACTGAATGAAGCGTCAGCAATAACGACTTCGCTAGTTCCCTGAGTTCCTTGGCCATAGATGCCAAAGATGCAGACGCGCTCGGTGGCACTCGCAGGTGCAAGAGCCACCGAGCAAGTCTGCTGTTTGTAGCTTTGACTTTGTCGGAGGGTAATCCTGCGCCCATCAATGGACGGCATTCAAGCCACCACCCTCCTAGCCGACGCGCCCATAGAGCCTGTGATCCTGGATGTAAGCCCCATTCACGCGCATGACCTTCCAGCGCAAAACATCACGCTCGAAGTATGAACCGGCATCCCTGTTCTCCGTGAAGAACAGAATGCCCGTATAGCCAGCGAGCTCCACCAGCGTAATGCATGGAACCGTCGCCGGAGGAGCAAGCAACGCCCAGTCAGTAGCCGTGGTTAGGTAAGGATTGACAAACCACGACAAGTTGTTCTTGAAGATCGGATTGCGAGCTCCGATTGTCGATGCAGCGCTCGTGGAAGCAAGCCCAGTCACAATCATGATCGGACTATTACAAATCCGATCCGCCGTGCCATGGAGTGTCGGATGAACCATGAGCCTATCATAATTGACGGGGGCCTTATTTCCAGCCCAGTCAGTTAGGCTCAGGCCTTGCGTAATTCCAGACTCCACAGCAGTTTCTGACAAAGCATCAGTTGTCTTGTTGGCCCCATGACTGGTGGCATGAAGTAGCGTGATACTATCGTACGTAGCTACCGCATTGCTAGTATACAGAGCAGTAGTAATCTGGTCTGGGATTGTAGCAAATCCAGCGCCAATTTGCTGGAGCTGCTTGCCGAAAGCATTGAGCTTATCAGCTTGCTGCTGCTCCCACTGCATAGCGGTAATCACGCCATACTTCTTGACGCTATAGGTGCCAGAATATTCGCTCTGGCGCACCTCGGGATATTCGGCACCTGGCGGGACGGTTTCAGGGGCCCCAAAGCCTCCGAGCCAGGCGAACCGATGCTCCTCGAAGTCGCTTACCGTGTCGGTGGCACACCATGCCGGCCAGATAGTTTGTTGGTTTGTATACCCCTGAGCCAATCTGGTTCGCATATTGGCACCGATCAGGTATGGGAAGTTGTCCGGGCCAGTCGCCTCTCGAATGCTGGCGACAGACTCAAGCAACCTCGCCTGGCGACGAAGATCGTCATCGTCATCCATGTTGTCCTGGAATGCGCTGGCAGCACGCGCTAGCTTTTTGACGATATCTTTGTCCTTCTGCTTGAGCATCCGATAGAAGGGCTTGAAATCGCCTTCCGCCATTGCCTCGATGATCCTGGACTGCCGGACCTGAGCAGCCGAGGGCATCCCGCCATCGTCGACAAAGCTCAGAACCTTATCAGCACTGAAGCTTTCGCCAACCTGAACGCTCTTGGTCATGGTTTTGCCCTCCTATTCCTTGGTCTCAAGTCCCCATCTGAACAGGCCAACACCTGCAGATGCGGAAATGGTATGCGTCAGCGTAAAGCTGCACGTTGATTTGGTGATTGCAGTAATACCGCTTGCGCATTTCTCATCCAATAGCAGATACAGAGCATCTGCCATATTTGGAATGCCCAGAACTGAAAATGAGAACACCGATGTCGTCGATGTATTGCTTGTAGTGCACCTGATATACCTCATCATCATGGCCGGACCGGGAGCCCAGAACCGGCACTTGACATCGGTGTCCGACGTGCTGTCATTCTCGACGACTTCGCCAACTGCATTCGAAATGTCGGTCGATGACGTGATTTGTGTGACCGTAGTAGCCGAATCCAACTTCACCAAGTTGCCAGCAACGTTCGCTGCAGCAGAGCCGAGGTTCAATTGAAATATTTTGGACCCGTCGAACATCGTTACTCCGACGTGGTCGCTACCATTGGCCCCGCCAGCATCGGACTCAGCAACACCAATGGGTCTTCGGCCTGCTGGAGTCGACTCCATTACGGTGAGAGTCCCTGCGGTGCTATACCTGACCATCTGGCCAGCCGTGATAACACTCGCACTGAGCGTAGGACTCTTCACCACATCCCCGCGCTGCTTGTATTCAACGATTGCCATTACTCTTCACCTCCGTCCAGATTACCAATGCCGAAAACCTGGCCGACAATAGCTTCGAATGCCTTGGCGGCCTGCTCATCAGACATGTCCTCATGCGCCGAACCGTCTGGCTCGGCCTTGGGAGCAGGGACAATCTTCTGAACAGTGGCAACTGCCTCACGGCACGCATCAATCAGATCCTCTGCGTCAATGTCGACGAGACGGAGCGCGACGTCAGCCGCCTCCGGAGACAGGCCGGACTCGCCGATGATGGATTGCGCCTGGACCCTGCGGGCTTCACGGCGGCCCGCTTCCTGAAGCGAATTGATGCCACGCTCAACTTCAGTCCGAACAATCTCGGCAATGGCCTCATGCGTCAATGCCGCAGGAGGAGCCTTGCCTTCCTTCTCCCGATGCAGCAGCTCAGCGACGAGAGCAGGATGCGCTTCAATGAGCTGCTCAACAGTCTCGATACTCATCTCTCTCAAGATCCCTTCTGCGGCTTCGCGAACGTAAGCTTCGAACGCACCGCCCGCGTTGCCCTGAGTGACGACAGCCAATCCATTCACGTAGACGATCCGGTCCACGCGCATTCGCTTGCTGCCGTTGGAGCTCTCCAGAACCTGGACAGCTTGCCCCTCCCAAGACGTGCCCATCAAAGACCTCGTTTCCTGGTCTTTGAGCAGAGCCCACATCCCATCGGCCAATGGATGCCCCTCGACCAGCCGCACCATCCCGACCAGGGCACCCTGGCGATTGGCATCCACTTTGGCGTCCGATGCAACGCCAAGAACGTCTAGCGGGTCACGCTCCTTCATGCCGCGCCGCTCTTCTACCGAGCCGTGGCCTCTCCACAATCGGGTGGACGAAAACAAAGGCGCGGCTTCAGCCAGCGTGCTCTCGGGATAGAGCCGTCGCTTGTCGAGGGTTTCGCCAGGCCGCAGAAAGACCACGTTGCGGATAACTCTGCCCTCCGACTCGCTAACATCCGCTTCTCGGAGCGTTTCTGGCTCCCAATGGACTATAGGCCATTTCTTCATTAGTCACCCCCGACAATGAATATACTGGGGAATGCGCCTACAAAGCGTTGGCCCGGCAGCTTGGGCAACCGCCGGGCCAACTTCCCCCGCTGGCACACCCCCATACAGGCGCAAAGCGCCGCATGGGCTTACGTTCCACGTTGAGCTTTGGCAAGAGTGCCTGCTTTGGCCATCGTCTGAACCCTGGCGTTGTTCGCCCTGCTTCTGGCAGAACCTGGCTTGCCAGGCGCGACATTTCCGGGCTGTGGGTTGTCTGAAGGTTCAAGCTGAGCCTTTCTGAGCTCTTCGCGATATTCGCGCTCTTCTTCCCATCGAGGCCGGAGCTGGCTGATTTCATGCTCGACACCCGTTACCCCAAGCGTTTCCAAGCTAGTTCTAGCCGCCGTCTCTTCTGTAATAAGATTATTCGGCAAAAACATCGAAAGAGCATTGGCTATCGCAGTAATATCTTCGCGAGAAATGTTTGGTTTCCCGACATTCACATAGATGTCGTCCTCACTATAACCAACCGAGCCGGTCCCAAAGCGTGCCCTGATTGCCATCCACGCCAGTTGGGACATGAATTCTCCGGTCTCGGCATAGAGAGATTCCACCATGACCTTCACAGGCAACTCAAGCGACGTAGCTGTGGCTAGGTTCGCCTCACTCATATCCCCAAAGTAATGAGGAGGAAACCCGAGACCAGCGCTTACATGCTTGAGAAGTAGTGATGAGTTAGTCTGTGCCTCTCCAGCCCTGGTTGGGGTATCGACGAACTGAATCTGGCGGTTGGGGCCTTGAATGCGAACGGAGCCAGGGGCTGGAGGAACGGACATGCCTGACGCCGATGGGCTCCAATCAGACTTCGCCCGTGCGGCATGTTGGCTTTGCTGATAGCTCGTTCCAGACAGTTGCTCGATGACCGGCATTGATTGAGCGGCTCTGACTAGTGCAGCTTGGCCGATTTTGAGGTCGCGAAGCATGGACGCCCATTGCAGAACTGGCGACAAAGAAGACACGCCCCATGACCACCATGGGAGCGCCATCGACATGCGATGGAGGATGGATCCAATGCCGCGCTTGCAGTTCTTGGGGAACAAGGAATCCGCGTAGTCATCCTCCAGGACGCCATTCTCAGATGCATAGCACCTATATGCGATCCTCACCTGCTTGCCATTCACATTGCCAATTCTGCCGTCTTCATCATATTTCAGAGGTGTGTATTCCCTGATGAACCAAACTGGCGTAATCCCGTCATCCGGGTCAATGATGACATCAGTCACTTCGGTTGGATAGAGATATCTAAGGCGAAATACTGCTTTTGGGTCTGGTTTGGCGAGGATGAAGCTATTTCCGTAGATCAGAAGGGCATTATCTGCTCTCTTCTGAGCCGTCGTAGAGAACGTGGTTCTTTGGTTATATGGATGCCTCCACATGTCTTTGATTGCTGATTGGGCTGGCTCCACGACGTCCTCTGAGCCGAGCTTGCGCGCTGTGGGCATGGCAAAGCCGACGCCCAAAACGAAGTCGCTGCGCTGTCTGATACCGCAGTTGACGATACCATCATGCAGCCAGAACTTGGCGGCGGTGGCCCCGAAGGTATCAATGACATCGCGGTCGGGCTGGTCACCTACGTCATTGTTTGAGATCCGAAGCCAGCCCTTTTCTGTCAGCTCCTTTTGAATGTGATATGCTAGATTTACTGTCTCCTCAATATCATATTTATAGTTATCGATGCCAAGAATATCCTTCAAAACACTCTCAACATGGCGGGCATTCGACAGCGCTCCGCCTGAAATCCAGTCACCAATGCGTTCTCGCAGGCCCATGGCTACAGCTCCAATCCGAGGTTATAGGTAATCGGTGAAAACGGCTGCCAGCCCTTGAGGTATTCCGATATCGGAACAATCCGTGTATAGTTATCCATCCCCCAAGCCGCAAGTGCTAAAGCGATCACCATGTCATCATGTTCGCCATATGGCGCATCGTATTTGATGTTGCCAGACTCGGTGGCCTCATATTCGTAGAGCCTCAACTCTCGGTCGAGCTGCTCATCATAGGGGATCCGGATGCCCATGGAGCTGTCCGGGCCGTAATCGAACAGTAGACTCAAATGCTGCACGATTTGCGGCTTCTTGCCCCGGAACTGGATGCCCTCGATGTCGAAGCCCTCATTGGTAAGGCTTTGAATGATGGGGTCGCCTGCGCCCGCTTCGTCGGCGACGCAATGGGGGTGGCCATAGATCCTCATGAGCCTCATGATGCGGCCCAGCTGAAGGCCCCAGTCAGCTCCAGTGAAACGATCCCATGCGACAACAGTGCGCGTTGTTTCATCGATCACCATGGCAACGGTGAAGTCGCGTTTTCTGGCGAAGTCCAGCCCCATGACATATGTGTGGCCCGGTTCAGGCGCGACGAACTGGAAGAACGGCTCTCCTGGCAGCCTTTGCATGGACTTATCGACGCACTTTTCATAGCTCCGGAAGACCGCTCCGCCCGAGTCAACGAATTCGGCATCGAGCTCCTGCCTGGCCTGGTCATCCGTCATATGCTTTCTGGCGTCATTGATTTCTGCTTCACTCAACGCAGGGTTATCGGATGTTTTCCAAAAGAACCACTCGAAGTCCGGATCGCGTCCATTTCCGGTCTCGTCATAGAGCCGTTTGAGCCAGTTCTTGCCTTGAGGGGTTGTGGTGCCCCAGAACCAGCCCTCCGTTGAAATGAGACGGCCCCGGACGATGGGGAACAGGTCTTCCGAGCACATGGCTAGCTCATCGACCCAAATCCAATCCGGGGTCAGGCCTCGAATGCTCCCCGGTTCCTGTGCTGACCTGAGGAAGATAGTGGTGCCTACCGAGGTCTCAATGTAGTTCTTCTGGCGATTATGGGAAGTAATCACTCCATCGGGGCAAAACTGGTTGAAAGCGACCATGGATGAGTGTTCGAGGATTGAGTAGGTCGGCCCCATAATGAGTCCATAGCACATGCGTGGCCGAAGGCCCTTGGCGCGTCGTTCTGCAGCCCTGAGCTTGGGGAGTTCCAGGGTGTAGATGATGGACTCCATGCCTCCAGCCCACGTCTTGCCACCGCGAATGCCGCATACCATGAAGCGGAACCGGGCTTTCGAGTTATGGAAGCGCTCTTGGCCGGGATGCGGCACGTATTCGACACGAGATATTCTTCCGTAGTCAACTTTCAACATAGTCAATCAGTCCCTCGTCGCCCTGGTAGTCCACCTTGAACTTATTGAATGCCTCGAACAGTTTCGAATCGACGACGACGGCTGCTTGTGCGCTGCTGGAGGGGCCTGAGGGTCTGATTGAGTCGCATGGCAGCCCTGCTGAGATGCGCTCTTGGCGCTGGATGAGTGTCAGTGCGCTCGCAAGCATGGAGATATCGCGCGTTTTTACGTCGGGCATGGGGGTGTTGATGAGCGATTCGGTTTTGAGTCTGATCAGCTCAAACATCCGGGCCGACATCGATTGATGCCGCTGTATGACGTCTTTTTGCAGGGCCACTAGGTCTCCAGGCACTGCTTTTTGCGTGGCGAGCATGAGTGCGGCGGCTCTATCCGTCCATTGCCATTCGTCGGCCCAGGCCCGGATTACCGCTTCGGTATAGTTGAGGCTGTTCGCGACGGCTCGGTATGTCCTTTCCGACAGAGGCATGTCTCGGAAGCAACAGAATGCCTCATATGCATCCTCTGGCTCTCCGGGCATCCGTTTCCAGGGGGTGTCGCTACCTCGCCTTGCAAGTTGCTCTTCCGGCATGATATCCTCCCCGCAGACCCGCTTTTGTTCATTATACAGCCAAGAATGTATTGGTCAAGCCTTGGGCTTGACTGTGTTGGCCATGGATGATATAATATATCCGGCCCAAGCATGAAAGGAGAGATATGAAAATCTGTCTTGCTGCATTAGCTGTACTGGCACTTGCTGCTCCATCGTATGTCAGGAGGCCTCCATGCAAACGTGCTGTCCAACATGCGGAGAAGTCGGAAAGTCCATCTACCTCGGAAGCCAGAGGGTCCGGGTCTGCCGAAACAAGCAATGCAGTGCCATGGGCAAAGCTTGGCAGGATTTCCCAAGCATTGGATGTGACAGCTACGGATTCCAAGATGATCCTGGCGAGGATCCTGGAGCTGAAGCCGTCACTCAGCGATGGCTTGAGTTTTGATATCGCGCACGAGACAGCTCGCTGGAGTCGGGTATATGGCATTCGATGGCAGCTCGCTGTTGCTCTCATGTGGCATGAGAGCCGATTAGACCCATGGGCTGTATCCCCGACGAATGATTATGGCCTAGGGCAGCTCCATGGCAAGAAGTATTTTCGGGCCGATGGCCAGCCGGATGTTCCTTCGCAGGTCCGCTATTGCTTGCTTCACCTCAAGGGATGTCTGGATGCCGCACACGGCAATGAACGCATTGCCCTGGGTCATTACAACGCCGGCAGTAAGTGCAACTTGACATATGCGGATAAGGTTCTGAAGGAGGCAAAATGATTAGGTTCTATGCAGAAAATGGTGAAATTGTGGCCGAGGCGGAGGATTTCAAGGAGTTTCTGGATGCACATGACGCAGCGAGGATTTTGAACATGCAGGCGGACCGGATTGCGCTGTTGGAGGACCGATTGGGTGATTATCATGGTCAGCAGTCCGTAGAGTTCTAGTTTTGCGGCCAGCCCCGATATACTGGAGCTGGCCGCTTTTTCTTAGTAGGTCTCTTCGATCCATTCGGCAATGGGATATTCGAAGTCGCCCTCCGTCATCACCAGCTGCCCGATTTTGCCGTTCTCATCTTCGGACGTCGATGTATGTATGCTAACGTCCAAGCGCTCAATCGGGCGCGACCACAGCAGTCCAAACCGCAACGGATAGACCACAACGGAATCATTCAGCTTGATATGAGCTTCATGCAGCTCAAACTTCGTTGATTTGTGTACGCCATTGATCCATTTTACGCATATTGCATAGGCCTTGTCTCCCTCTGTCAGGAATGTGACGTAACTCGCCTCACGCATGAGGCGAATCTGGTCATCTGTTAGTCGCATAGCGCCCTCCTCGCCTTTCTTCGGACATATCCGAGTGCTCCGATGTTGGGTGGTGTGACTGAGTCCCCTGTGTAGTAGAGGCAAGCTTGCGTGACTTTCCAGCGCTCGTTATCGGTGAGCGTGGGCAAGGTCTGTAGTTCCATGGATGTCAGGAAGTACGTGAAGCCCGGTTCGTCGACAGCGCGCGTGGTTGGCTCGATGGAGCATGAGCAGAATGCGTCTTTGCTTCGATAGAAGTTTCTCAGCAATGAAGCCCTATGTTTTGCGAGACAATCCCTGATGTGTGACTCAATGGTGCGCAGCTCAGCGTCGTAGGACCGAATACCTTTGATGGCAGCGATCATGCCTTCCTGCAGTGCATCTTCCTTGTCGAGTCCTGGGATTGACCATTTCGCCGTACATGATCGGATGATTGGTTCGAGGTCACTGAGGAGCTCCTCTTCCGAACGGCCTCGATGAGTGACATACGGTCGATCCAATCCATGGCAATGGACATGATAGGCTTGCCTTTGGTTGCGAGAGTGACTGTGCATAGATCCTCACCGTATGAGCCGATAGAGGGCCAGCCGATGAGCCTGGTGCCTGCGTGGCCTTTGATGTCGACCTCGTGGTCGCCATATTCCAGGAAGCGGGCGAACTGCTCGGCTTCGCTATGGCCCAGCGTTATCGGGTATTGGACGATGCGCTCCTGCCATGGGAACGCGCTGATTTTGAGATCGAAAGAGACTTTGTTCTTACTCATATTTTGTATGTCCATGTGCCACCGTCGTGGTATTTCTTGGCGCTGGAGACGGCCATTGCGAGTGGGGATCCGTCTCGTATGACAATGGCAGACCTCTCGATAGTATTGCGGTTCCACTTGCCCTGCGCTCTTTTGCGCAGGCCTTTCTGTCTCTCCAGGCACTTCCTGGAGCAATACTTCTTCCGTGGCTCATAATGTTCGATAATCTTACCGCAGAAGGCGCATGTATGCTTATTGTTTTCGCTGTTTCGTGGAAGCTGCGTTGACGATTGAGGAGATATTCTTTTTGAATTCAGCATATTCTTCTCTTACCTTCCGTGCTTTGCCATATTCTCGGTTCATTTCGGCCTTTCTGGCCTCGATTTCGGCTATTCTGGCTTGCAGAGAGAGCATTTCCTCGACCCATTTACGCGGAGGCGTCCATAGTCGGGCTATGGGCAGGTCTTCGGAGCGTTTTGCGAGGTACCAAGCCGGCAGCGGGCCTCTTGAGCGTTCCATTTCTTTTCGAACCTCTTTCGTGCCTGGAATAGGCGCGATTTCACTGTCCCGATGGGCACATCGTATTTCGCTGCCATATCAGCATAGCTTACGTTATTCGCGAAGTCAACAAGTGGTCTCCGATATTGTTCTTGCATAGAGCTTACTACCCTGACGACCTCCTCTGCGTGGATTTTGTTGGTTACGTAGTCGTCAACAGCGTTTTTGTGGGTAGCAACTTCCATTCTAGGGATTTGTTGTTGTCGTTTTTGGGAGGCGAGGGTTTCTTTTGCGATATTGGCTGTGATGGTGTTGATCCAGCCGGAGAACTTGTTCCGGCATTCGTAGTACTTCATGAATGCCGTCATGCGTATGAAGACCATCGATACTACGTCCTCTGTATCTTCTTTGCTTGTCAGGTAGTACTTTGCGATCCTCCTTATGCGTTCTTTGTGCCTATTCCAGAGGATTTCGAGTGCTCGATGGTCTCCGGACCGTGCCATGGATACAAGTAGGTCGTCCATTCTGTCATTATACACAAAAGCAGCGCTGGAAGTCAAGGCTTCTTGACGAAAATCAGCGGTTGTTGTATGATGGAATGTGAGCAAAGGGGGTCTTGTAATGACTATACGAGATACTCAGTTGAAGTTCAAAGGCGATCCTGGATTGAGAAGGTCAACGCTTGGACTGGTGGTGCATCATAGCGCAAATGCCAGCGCTACTGACACTGCTAAGTCGATAAATGAGTATCATCAAAACAACAATGGATGGATTGGTATTGGTTATCACT